AGGAACATCAATCGGGCTTGCAAATGCCCCATTAAATGCTGCACCCATTGTACTACCAACTGCACTACTATTGCCGGGAGTTGAACTTACTGTTCTTTTTGACCTATTACACCAATCCATAAATGATAAGGTTGTATTCCAATGTATGTAAAAAACACTATAAATGCCAACGTGATGTGTTTGTATGCTAGAAATCGCTGTACTATTAAACATACCTATTGTTTGTAGATTATCCAAACTATATACTTCATATAAATTACCTGATGATGCTGACTCTAAATACACATTGACAGAACCAACAACTCTTATATTAAGAACAATTACTTCAAAACTTCCCGTTGCTCTTGTAAACCCTGCATTATTATTTATAAGAAAATCATTTGTCCCATCAAATCTTGCAGCACCATATACTATACCATTAGGTGCAGTTACGGCAGGATAAAGATATGTCGGTCTATTTGCTGCCGTTCCTTGAGTTCTATGATAAGAATTTATAGCATCATTCCATTGTGAAATCGCACCACTTACTAATGTTGCATTTGATGGACTTGCACCTATTAATGCTTGATTGTGCATTTGTATATTAGTGGATGGTAAGGCTTGTAAAGTACAAGTAATATAACTTGTTTTAACTTCCTCTCCACTTATTGTGCCATCACTTGCTGAAAGTGTTACATTATAAACACCTGAGTGAGCATATACTTTAGTCGGATTTTGTAAAGATGAACTTGTACCATCTCCGAAATTCCAAACCCATGACGTCGCCCCTATTGTTAAGTCTGTAAATGTTATTGTTTGATTAGTGTCAGGGGTTGTGTCATTAACACTAAAGTCAACTGCTAAACTACCTCCGCCACTTGGTACTACAATATCAATAGTTCTCCCTGTTATTGTAAAACTTGTTGGTGCTGCATTTGTAGTTACATTAATTGTACCTACACTTGGAATAAATCCACTTGCAACCCCATTGTTTTGTATAGATTGAGTAGGTAATATTAACCCCTCAGTTGCTTTAACAAGTTGTGAGTAAGTTGGACTAACTGCAGCGTTTGTAATTGATGAGTCGCCTACATTATAACTTGATGTATTTTCAGCCTTAACACTTACGGCACTAATTAAAGTACCATCGGACTTATTGACATTAACACTACTATCATTTATTGTGATGTTTTCAGTTGCCTCTGCTAATATCGGTTCTGTTTTTAAAGTCGTTCCTATACTATCTTTAATGACTGCAGTTGAGTCGTTTATTGTAATGTTTTCTGATGCTTGGGCTAAAATGTTTTCGGACTTTAAAGTAGTACCTGCTGAATTTTTAATAACCGCAACTGAGTCGCTAATACTTATGTTTTCTGTTGCCTCTGCTAAGATATTTTCAGTCTTTAAGGTTGCACCAACTGAGTCCTTTATAACTGCAACACTATCATTAATAGTAATATTTTCACTTGCAGTTGCTAATATATTCTCACTTTTTAAAGTATTGCCTAAACTATCTTTAATGACCGCTACTGAGTCAGCAACATTATAACTATCCGTTCCTTGTGCTAAGATTGACCTACTACTTATTAAAGTAGATGCGCTATTGTTTACATTTAAAGTACTATTGCTTATTGCTTGGGTTAAAGTTCCACCACTTGGGATTGTACCCGTATAAAGAACATTGCCTAAGCTATCTTCAATCGTGTATGTAGCATCTGCACAAGCACCACCTGTATTAACTATCCATTCGCCACCGATTAATGAGCCTACTAAAGCCCCTAATTGGTCTTTAACTACTACATTAAAGTTAGAGTTGCTTGGTGCATTGCCATAAATAACTGAATTAATTAGTATTCTCGCATCTTTACAAGGATTGCTTGGACTTGGAATTGATGAACTTAAAGGTATTGCACACGAATTGAAGTCGTAAAACTCCTCAATCCCTATATCTACAAAGTGTCCCGTAACTTCATCGCCCCATTTTTCCCAAAAAGGAGTGATTGTATTTGAACTTGTAATGTTAAAACGCTCATTTTGTCCTAATTTCATCCAATAAGCAAGGACATCTAATGCAATTAATTGAGTATCTGACTCTACTTCTAACTCATTACCCTCACTTTTTAGTACTCTATCTGCTATAATTACTCTGTAATTTCTTGAATAAGTAGTACCATTTAAAGTCCCACCCGTTGGATAAACCAACATTAAAGGATATATTAAATTCTCGTAGGCTTGTTGCTCAAATTCTTGGGCGTACAAAAAAGAATGGATTTGATAGTGTCCACTTGCAAGTAACTCAAACTCACTTTTTATTTGATTTGCTGTCTTTTGCATTGCTTTCAATTACTTTAATTAGGTTCTTTTTCTTAAATCCGTATTTCTTACAATCCTGCTCGGATAGTTTATAAATATCTACCTTTTTTTCTTCTTGCATTGTTTACATTTATGTTAGGGATTTCTGAATAATTTTTAACACATTTATAAAGTGGATAATCTGTATAATTGTCAAGCAAATAATCCACTAAATTGACACGATAATTTTCAGCTATGTTACGATATTTAGTTTGAATAATACTCATGCCTGAACTATCTAAGGGTTGAGCATTGTCGCTACTACCTACCATTAAAGCCTTATTCTTAATTTTGTAGTTTACATCTATTACTAATTCACTTACTACTTTATTGATTAAGTAAGGTTGTATGTAGTCAGTTAATAAGGTTGTATTTAATGCACTTACACTCTCAGCGTTTACCTGAGTGATTAACTCTGCGTATAAGTCTTTACCTATTACTTGCTTAAGGTATATGTCTTGAACCATTATTAATGTAGGTTGCAATAGTTTACTATCTACATTCTCATTAATAACTGATTGGTCTTTAATGACTTCGATTGATATAAATTGTGGTGTTAAACTCATACTATTTTTTTCTTACTATTACTTGAGCGAACCAATGTCTGCATTGTGGAAAGTTTTGGTCAAACTCGGGATTGTGATACCACCCTCCTTTATACTTCCAAACGTCTGTATTGTATTCTTTCATGTCATTGTTTAAATTGTCTATTTCCTCACGAGTGTAAATTTTATTTAACTTTAACATCTCAGCGCAAAAACTTCTATTCTTTGAGTCTTGAGGTCCTGCATATTTCCACTTAGTTTCAAATTCAATCAAGGTTTCTGGTTCAACAACTTCTTTAATATCAAAGTTCGGTGCAGTTTGAGTACCTCCCAATGTTCCACCTACTAAGTTCTTTTCAATCAACTTTTGTAGTGCCTTTTCTACATCAAAATCTAAATCTTTTTTTGCTCTGTTAATGTCCAACTTTTTCAAATTTTTATCTAAGATATATTTTAAAAGCGCATCTTCATCACTTGCAAACTCAAACTTATCTGCACTTAATCCTATCATTGCAAATTTACTTAAAATAATTGAGTCCATGTTAGCATCTAAAGATTTTTTTGATAATTGTGTAGGGGTTACTTGAGTAAGGTTTAAACCTATATTTAATTCATCCTCAATAATCTTTCTTAATTCCTCTTTACTTAATACTGCCATTAACATAGACTCTGTTATTTCTAACCCTAAACCCTTTAATGGTTCAATTCTAAGTGCAGGTGGTATGCCACTACTTTTTAATATCCAATTTAACTCTCTTTCGATTAGTTGTTGATTAGGTTCAATATAATTTATGTTTAACATTCTCCATGCTAAATCTAATTCAGAACGCCCACCTAATTGACCCTCTGTTTTGATGCCGAACAACATGCCATTCACAACTTCGTGACCTCTTATAATTCTATCTTGTACGTCTGTTTTTAAAGACTCAAATTGTTTATCTAAATCCGTTGGCTTAATACTTTCAATCTTAGGTGCTTCTGTATTAAGGTCAGCAAATTGTATCATAATTTGACCTGCATTATCCGTATTACAGAACTTATCGTAAAACTTACGCTCTATTTCATCTTGTTCGGCAGGACTTGGCACACCACCCATAAGGGTTATCATTGCACCTGCGCTAAATCCTGTCTTAACATTAACTAAGTGAAAGTTACTTACTTCAATATCGGTTTCAATATCAACTATACTTGCATGATATTCAGGTAAAGGATAACCTCTGAACTCAGGTCTTGTATCATAGAAATAAACTAATTGTACACCCTCTTTTTTATTAGGGTCATATAAAGGAATTACTTTAACATCTTTAGGGAGTGTGTTATAACGACTTTTAAAGTTCTTCTTTGTTGATTGGTTTTTAGTCCATTCTTTTGAAACATATCCAACCTTGCCACAAACACTTAATCTTACTTGTTCGTATGGTTGATGAAAAATTGATGTAAGTTGACCTCCTACAAATAAAACCTTGTAGAAGTTACCGCCAAATATCTTTCTATCTTTTAATATCTTGTTTGTTAATTCGTTTAAGTCATCATAAGGGTTCGGATTATTAATTAGTCTTGATAACTGACCGCTTTCAAAACCATCTTTAATTTTCCATCCTTGTCCTAAAATAAACCTAACTTTTCCATTCACAATAGCGTGATGTAAGCCACATCTATTATATAAGTAAGTAAGATAATCAGGGTACTCATTATTCGTGCCATTAATTATAAATTGTTCGCCATTGTTTTCAATAAACTCAGGGGTTTTATGCTCATACATCGGCACACTTGAAAACGCATACTTACGCTCCAAAGACTTTTCTTGTTGTTGTTCCATTTGTAAAAATTATTCTATCTGTTAAAATTTTATCGTATCTCATTAGTCCACTTTCTACCATTTCATTAGATAATGTATAATCTAAATTAGTAGTTGACACCTGAGCGTAGATGTAGTATTCGTATTCATCTCCTAAACTTAATTTAAGTTGACCTAATAAAGGATTTGGAGTAGTTGATTGCGTTGTTATGGTAAACTTGTTATAACGTGTTTTGTAGGTGCTTGTATCCGATTGAATACATACATATTCTACATTGGTCTGTTTATTAACAAACCTAAATAAATAAGTAGGTGCATTAATCGTTGTCTTTTCAGTTAACGTAAGCACTACTATGTTGGCGGTATTTTCTTGTAATAATATCATATGTTTAAAAAAAGGGGTGTCAATCTCTCAACACCCCTCCCCATTTATGAAAACAACACTTTATGCTATCAAGGCAGCTATTGCACTTGAATTAATTTTAAGAACATCAAGTTTTTCCTCGCCTGTCAAAGTGATTACATAACCACTCATGTCGGCACTTGCAGTTCCTGTAGCGTATCCACCCTCTGCAATTTGTAATCCTCTTGAAGTTCCAAATAACCAATACTCACCATTCTCATCTAATACAATAGCAGCAACTGTCTGAGCAGCTAAAGCCATCATTTCGTTTCTTTTGGTAATATCGTACTTTGGTAAGTTCATTGTGATGTTCTGAGCGTAGAAACGACCTCCTACTGCTCTATCCCCACTTGGTACAGAAGTCGCTGAACCGCCACCCATTGGTACTTCATAGGCATAAAACTTTTTGCCACCCACCATAGTGATGGTAGCAATGCCTGAAGATACCGCAGGAGTTCCTATTCCGCTTAACTCTGCCAAATAGATTTTGGATATACCGCCCTTAGAAGAGCGGCAATCCAAACTAAATCCTGTGCTTAATATACAACTCATATTATTGTAAAATTAAAAGGTTAAACTAATTTAAAGGTAACTAACTCATCACCGAAACGTATTTGAGTTCCTAATTTAGCAATCAAACGAGCTATGATAGTATTATCTTTTCTTTCGTAGAATACATCAAGACTTTCATACTCATTCGGTGCATCTGTACCAATAACATAGTTTGATTTTCTTGTTAAGTGTATTCTGTTTGTACCTGTTAAACCATGTAAAGCAGTTACTCTTAATCCAAATGATGGTATAATTATAGAACCTGTCGCATAAGGACTAGCTTCTTCTGTTGCACCATAGTGGAAATTGTTTAGAGTAAAATACGCTTGTAATAATTTTCTGAAAGTATCCCATCCACAAACGAACTCCAAATCAGTTTGACCTGCTAAAGCGTTAGGGATTAAATTAACCATTCCGTTGAAGATACCTATTACGTTTCCTGTGGTAATTCCTGTTCCTGTTGAGATTGAAGTTGGGTTACCATTGATTGGACTTGCAGCATCGATGATTTGGTTAAAACCAATTACACCACTTGCACCACCTGTAACACCTTGCCACAATAACACCTCAACTGCTGCTGCTACCTTAGCAGTATAGTACTCAGCGAACGCAGCCTCAATCGGCATGTTTTCGTAAGTTGAACCTTGTGGTAAAAATTGCTGAGTGTAAAAAGTTTCTAAGTCTGATGGACAAAAAGTCTTTTGGTCATAAAAAGGATATACTTGAATTTCTTTTTTGTCGAAAATCACATCACCTGATGAAGTTAAACCGCATCCTGATTTAGCTCTCAAGGTCACGTCTACATCCATGTAGTTGATTTGCTCTTTGAATTTAATACCTGATTGAACTTGACCGCTCAAGTACTGAGAAGTTGCGTTGCTAAATACCGCTTTAGTAAATAGTTCTAAGTTTGTTTGGTCAACATACGCAGTTAAATTGTCTGTGTCGAAACCAAATTTTAATTTTAAATTTGCCATTTGTTTATTTATTTTATTTTTGTTTGTTCGTATTTGAATTGTGAAGTTAATCCATCTAAGTAAGACTTAGGTTTAGATTGAGTATTGAATGAATGTTGAGTAGGTTCAGCTACTAAGGTCTTAACTAATTCCAAAACATCTTCAGTTAATTTGTTAGACTCTTTAATTTGTGCGCTAAATTTCTCTTCTACTTTGTTGATTGATTTCTCAAAGTTTGATTTCAACTCAGCATTTTCAGTTTCCAATTTAGTAACCATTTCAGTTAATTTTTGAATAGCCATTTCTTGTTCTGTCATTGGTTTTGCAACCGCAACAACTTGACCACCCTCAATGCTAATCACAGTCCCATCTTCAAAGGTATGTTCGCCATCAGGTGCAGCACTACCATCTTCTAATAGTACAATAGTACCCTCAGCAAGTTCGCCCTCGTACATTACTTTAGTTCCATCGGTCAACATAGCCTCAGCCATTTTAACTTCTTCTTCCTCTTTTTTCTCTTCGACTTTTACATCTTCTGAGAATAGAGATTTTGCTTTTGCTACCAACTCATCGAGTTTACTTGTAGCTACTTTTTTATCTGTCATATTTATTATTGTTTGAAATTCTTTTAAAAATGTTTGTTCACTAAACTCTTCTTTAGTTGCAAAGTTGCCCTCAATTGAAAACCCTTTTACTATCCCCGTTTTAACATAGTCGTTCCACACTTGCTCATTGTTTACTTTAACAAATGCGAATAAGCTACCATTCGGCAACTCTTCAAATCCTATCGGGGTGTTTACTCCTAATTCAGTATTGATGATAAAGAATTGTTGGATATGCATATCTGCCAACTCTTTCTTTGCATCGTGTTCAAAATTAAAGGCAGTTAGTTTATTGTTCAATACCATTCTATCGGCTAATTGCTCAATAGTTTCACTACTAAATTTAACAAAGAACTCCTTGCCATTCATGTTACGATACATTGGAAAGTCAGCCACCATTAAAGCACCTGCTAATATTCTCTTATCTTCATTGTGTGTTTTGAACTCGTAAGACTTATGTTCTTTAAAAGTCATCCAATTGCGTTGTATAGCAGGGTTTTCTACCAATGCGGTTGCATCAATTCCTTGAGTTATATCCTCAAGCGTAAGTTCAATTATTGGTAGTTCCACATCTATTAAACAATTAACATTTTTTTTTATTGTTTTTTAAATATTTTTGATTATATTTGTAACGTAGTTCGGTAGGCATACTGACGTAAGCGAGTTGATTTCTCTCGGCTACATTCATTTTAAAAGAAATCACAAAAGAAAATATGACAATAGAAATATATAAAGACGTAGTAGGCTACGAAGGAATTTATCAAGTATCTAACTTAGGTAATGTAAAAAGATTTTATAAAAAAAATCAAAATGGTATAATTATAAAGCCAATAAATAATGGCAGAGGTTATTATCGTGTAGGATTATATAAAAATAAAAAACCAAAATATTGTTATATACACAGATTAATAGCTGAATGTTTTATAAATAATATAAATAACTACAAGACTGTTAATCATATTAATGGTATAAAAAACGATAATAGGTTAGAAAACTTAGAATGGTGTTCTTATGCTGATAATAATATTCATGCTTTACAAACGGGATTAAGGGTTCACCCAAGTGGAGATAATGATAAAAGAAGTAAAAAAATTATAAATATTGAAACGGGGGAAATATATCAATCATCATTAAGTTTATCAATAAAATTAGGAATGAATAGAAAAACATTGCAATATTGGTTATGTAACCCAAAAAATAATAAAAGTAATTATAGATATTTATAGTTTGATTTTTTAGATTATTGTACTATATTTGTAATGTTTTTAGAGATTGTTTTTCATAGTAGAAGTGCCTCTCATTTGGGAGGCATTTTTATATTATCGTACTTTGGCTGTATATTCCATCAACCTTTCTTAAACTACTTCTTATATCTGTTTCTGTTACAAAAACTTTAGTTGCAGGTTGTGATGTTGGTTCGTTTGTAGTTTGACTTCCACGAATATTGGGAGGCTGTACTGAACCACCGCCACCACCTGCTGAACCGCCTCCACCACTTGAACCTTTAGCACCGCCTATTGTAGTTGCTGCTACTTGTGCTATGCCTAAACCTGCTCTTATGTTTGCTAATGTTTTAAATGTTGTTTTAATAGCAGTACCACCATCGGGCAATAATGACCATGCAGGATTAGCATTGTAGGCTGAAACCTCTCTTTGACGATTGATTAATATTCCTGCTATTGCTGCACCTTTCTCAACTGCTAATGCTGCTATTGCAACTGCTTTATTTTTTCCTGCTAATTGACCTAATAAGTCTGCGGTCTGATTTGCTATCCCTAACTTAGCATCTTGAATAGATTGTGTTGCTGCTATTTCTGCATCTGCTAAATCTTTTATTCTTTCTTTTTCTTTTTCGTCTTTTTCTTTTTGGTCTTCTTTAGCTTTTTCGTCTTTCTCTTTTTTCTTTTCGGCTGCCTCTAATCTAAACTTTTCATTCAATGCGGCTGCATCCTTTTCAAAGTTTTCTCTAATTAGTTTCTGAGCATCTAAATCTCCCTTTAATAGTTCTTGTTTCTTTTCAGCCTCTTTTTGCAACTCCATCAATTCTAATTCAAATTGAGTTTTGCCTCTTAATCTTTTTGCCTCTTCTTCGTCTGCAACTATTTTTTTTAATTCCTCTTGATGTTTCTTTTCCTCTTCTGCCTTTTTATCGTTTGCCTCTTTTTTCTTTTTAGCAGCATCCTCACTTGCCTTTTTATCCTTTTCTGCACCATCTTTTATTCTTGTTGTTTCCTCAGCATCTAATACCCTTATGGCTTGTACCATTTCATTGTAGGCTTTTATTTCATCTTGAGTTGCACCCTTTTTAAACGCTGCTATTTTTAAAGTTTCTAAGTCATTAAATAATAGTTTTCTTTTAGCTAAGTATAACTCTCTTGCACTTGCACCATTAGCCTCCATCAACTCTATTTCGTCTTTCATTTGTTGACTTCTAACTGCCCTTTGTTTTGCTGCGGTTTCCTCTTGTCTTTCAGCCTCAGAACTTATGCCTACAAAGTCCATGACTGCATTTTTAACCTTAGTAAATAGTTCGCCTAAATGTGACAATCCCGGTATGAAATCTAATACTACCTTTTTTATCTTACCAAAGTTTGCAATCAATAAACCAACGGCTGCAACTATTAAACCGATACCTAAGGCTGCCCCTGCAATCCTCATTAACTTTAATGCACCCGTACTTGTACCTACTGCTGCTGCATATCTTGTTTGAACAAAGGTTAATATCTTTGTCTTGGCAGTATTTAAAGCCACCATAGCAGCACTATCACTTTGAAGTGTAGCGTTTACTTGTTGTAGTCCGTTTAATAAAGCGGTTGCACCTTGTAACTTAACTAAGGTCTTTTGTAAATCTTCATTCTCAGAACCAAATAAAGCCATAGCACCCTGAGCCGCAGCAAAACCTCCTACTATGCCCGTTGCCATATCTCCAAAACCTCTTAACACAACATCCGCCCCATCGGTTGCTAAAGCCTTAACACGATTGTTTACATCGATAATAGTATCGGATAGTTTACCTGCCCTTGCAGTTGCCTCATCAAATGCTTTGCCCGTTAGACTTCCACTTGCTAATTCATTCTTTAACTCCCTTAATTCCTGTTTAAGTGTTTTTGTTTTTTCGGCTGCTTTGCCTACTGAGTCGCCTCCCTTTATATCTACTGTGAGTTGTACATTCTTTGCCATTATCTTATTTTAATTATAATTCCACCATCCATTAAATATTCATGTGTATTATTTCCTGAAAACTCTTCAAATAAAGTACCATCAAAATTATTGATTATTACTTTGTGACTTGTATTTATGTGTTTAACAATATACAATTTGCCCGTATTCAAATTAGGGTCAGGCATTGTTATAGTTAAGTTTCCTGCGGTTGTATCAGCCAATATATAAATTGGACTACCCTCACCACCTGTTAATATTAAGTTAGTTGTAGTACTTAAGTATCTATATTGCAACATTACTAAGTTATCTTTGTCAGGTGGGATATAAGTAACACCGCCACCCGTTAATACATTTGTTTGTCTTACTAAATCCCCTCCTTTTACTACATCTTTGATGTTGCCCGTATCTTTCCATAAATTGGGATTAGTTCCCCATGCACCACTTCCACGCCCTCCCCTTGTTGTGCTACTTGTTTTAGTTACTGCATCTACGGGAGTAAGTTTTAAAAAGGTACATTTAGTTGTTTCTTTTCCATTATAATCGCTCATTTCATAAAGTCTGTAGTGGTTACCATCTATTTCATAAATCGGTCTAAGGCTAAGGTTGTGTACATCAAAAGGGGTTAAGTTGACATAGCACTCTAACATTTTGCTATTTTTATTATTAACTTCTTCTAAACCTCTTTTGTGAAACTTATTATACAAACCTTGATTAGTTACATTTATCGTTCCATTTGGGAAAGTATAGTATAATTCTTGAGGTGTATCAAAGCAAAGGTCAAAGTCAGGGGTTGTTAATGTATCGTAAGTAGATGCCGCAGGATATTGCAACTCAGTAGTAAACCCTCCTATCCCTGCTTGGTTATCTCCAAAGTACCAAACATCTGATGTTGTCGCTCCATTGTAAAATAATATCTTAGGTTTGCTTTTATCGTTTCTTATTCCTTGACTAACATCGTTTTGTAAGTCAGTAGGCAATGGTCGTGCTTGTTGGTCAACCGCTTTAAAATTACTTGCTAACACCATAAGACTAAAAGGTATTTTGACCTCCTTAGTACCTTGTAAGAAATCGTTTTGAACATCTATTGTAACATCTCCAAAGGTTCGCCCCGTTCTTTGATTGTAAAGGTTGTTGTGGTAGTCTTTGTCTAAATCATAAGTAAACTTGTAAAATTTTTCTTTAGCACCTCCGATTGGTTTAATTATAAACTCCTTATTATAATCAATTTTGTAAGTCCAATCTATTATTTCATTAGTGTAATAGTCATCTCTTGGTTCAATTAGATAGGTAAGATACCCTCCACTATTTGGGTCGTTATTTCTAAAGTAATATGGTTCAATATAAAGATTAAACATCTTAACCAATCCCATTACGAAATCCTTTTGAGTCATCTCAGTACTTAGCAAACTATTAACATTTACTATATCTCCTGCACCATAATCTTTGTTTAAATAAATATCAAATCGTGAGTCATCAATAGCTATTTCAACTCCTGTTGTAACATTCGCCATACAAAACTTATAAGACCTTGTTGCATCTAATCTCTTATTAACTATTGTTGTAACTACTGCAACTTGTCTTGATGCACCTACCGCTAAACTTGAAGTGAATATATAGTGTTGATTAAATACTGCTATAAAGTTTCCTAAATCATCAATCAAATAAACATTGTAAATTATTTTAAATCCTGATGGTATTGTACTGCCACTTGAATTTCTAAATACAGGTTGTAAGGTTGTGCTTATATCATAATCATTAGTTGTGTTTAAAGTTAATGCACCCGTTGTTGTATTGTATTGTGGAATTGTAGTGTCTTTTAATACTGTGTTAAATATTATTGACTTATTATTATATAAATATAATCCTCTTGCATTTGAGTCTTTTGCAAATAATCCACTTGTTGATATATCATAACTAATCCTACTAAGTTCAATATCAGTTTCAGTTCTTATCATTCCTGAACTTTCGCCCTTGTAGATTAGTTTCTTAAATGTATCGGTATTGATGAAATTAGAAAAGTATCTAAACCCTGCATCTAACCAAATTTTATCCCAAAGAGTCTTAACGAAGAACCACAAATCAAAATCACCGACTTTCCAATAGTCTTGAAGTTGACCATTAGAAGTCATTACATCTGTCTGTCTGCCGTTTTTAATCTGAGGGTAAACATACCCACTACTTGCAGTCCAACTATCTCTTATTGCAGTTCGTGTGTATGTATGGTCATAAGCACTCATGTCTAAGTCTGACATCTTCCTGCCCTCAATACTTTTAAAGAAGTCAGCATTTTCGCCATAGATAATTAGTTCATATTCAATTAACTCTTTAGTCTTATTAATGTTTACTAACTGACAATAACCTGTAATAACGGGTAATGAGTCTTCATAATATGTTGCCTTTACTTTTTTAGTAGGATTGTAAAAAGGGTCAAACTGAACATTTGAACTAATAAACATTGAGGCATCAAAGTAACCGCTAAAGACTTGATTGTTTACTCTGCTACTCGGCAGGATAATTGACTTGGTAAAGTGTGACTTTCTCTGATTAGGGTCTTGGACATCGTATACTGATTTCGTAACGGGGACTAAATCCTCATCCATCAACTCTATCTGATACTCGCCTATTTCTAATATTCTATCCATTAAATTTTTTCATTTTCCCCTTTCCACCATTTATAGATGTCGACTAATATATGAATGGTAATTATAATAAATAATGTAATCATTTTTAAAATCTTTGTCTATATGATGCGTTTGTAAATTGTACGTCTATTTCCTCAATAAACATTCCATCTTTACGGGTGTCCTTATTAGTGTACGATGATGTGCTTATTTTAATCGGGAATAAACGCCCGTTCTGAAAGATAAAAGCTAAAGGGGATTTAATCATTTCAGCTATCCATTGACTTTCAATCGTGCTAATGTAATCAGTTCTTAATTTGATTGTACTTTCTATTCGTGTATTGAACGCAGTATCGCCTGTTTCGTAACTTGAACGGACAAAACTATTACTTACTACTGCACCACCTTGCTTAAGGTAGAAGTCTTTAGTTACTTGATAACTCTTATCGTTTGCAAAGTTAAAGTTATAAGCATCAAACCTACCTACTTTGTTTAACCAAAAAATTCTTACAGGTGTGTACTTGTAACAATCTCTATCTATTTGAAAGGTCACTAACTCACTCTGAGCAGTGTTACTTGCATTTAATGCTTGAATGGTGTACTTATCTACTGCATCGGTTATTATCGGTTGTGTGCCACTTGCTAAGGTCTGAGAGTTTAAACTTGCTGTCCCTACTTGACAACTTAAAAACATTTCACTTGTTGTTGATGTATTGGCAAATGAATTTGTAATTACATAAGTACCGATTAAAGAACCACCAAATCCATAAGTTTTAATCTCTAACTTACTAAATGAAGTTGATAGTTTATCTTGCATCATACCCAATTCAAAGAAGTCATTTGAACCGATACGAATTGAACCACCTCGCAACCCCGTTAAAAAATACTTATTAGCAAAGGCATCAATAACATAGTCACGAATATAATCAGTCTTGAAAGTATCCTCATATTCAAATGCCGTATTAACTGCTATTAAGGTGTTACTATTAGTTGGACTTCCACTTGCCACATTCGTGTTAGTTGTTCCTGACAACTCAGCAAACTGAATGTAAAACTCCTTAAAAACATTAGCTGCCTTATAGATGCCTGTGGTGTTGTTTACTATTCCCGATATATCATAGCTTACTTGGTTTTGAATAGTTCTCTGAGCGTCAAAGTGCGCCTTGTCACCATAGATTGATTTAGGTTTAACGTACTGAGCAATAGCGTTACCTGCTACTATTGGTTTAATCTGATAAGAGAAAATAGGTTGAGTATTGTTCGTATCAACTAAGAAGTCAATGTGATTAAATGCTGAAACTAAACCGCTCGGTTGTTGATTGATTGTAATTGCCACATCTATAAAACAAACTTAATAGTTTATTATTGTTAGTAATCTCCCGTACTTAAATAAATTACATTTGGCATTATTTCTTCAACTCGTGCTACATCATTAATATTAAATTGAGATTCTCCAACCCCGTTTTCAATTAATGTTTCTGATATTATTTCTTTTGCTTTTTCAAGATTTTCAGCTAATACAATAATAACACCGCCTAACCAAAAACCGCTATGTTCTAATTTGTAAATATTGTTTTCCATAATGCAAAGATAATATTTATTTTTTAATTACTCAATAGTTAAGGTCAAATTAATATCCTCCCCTAAAGCCTCCTCAAGTCTTGCAGCTAAATCGTTAAAGGCTGCCTCATTAAAGGTTGGTTTCCAAAATGGTTTCTGATTAACCCCTTTTTGTTTGACTGCATAAGCCATTCTAATAGCTGCCTTTTCAATAGTGTCCTTTTTAGGTTTAGGGAATGCATTATTATTTGGGTATCTTGGTATGTAGTCCTTTAAGTTCTTAATCATATCCCTACTTGGAAATGGTGTTTTAAAACTAAACACTCCTGAGTTCTTAACTTTATTCTTTAAACCCCTTACACCCTCATCAAGATAAATGTAATAGTCATCTGCAGTAAAACCTATCCCGATATTTAATCCCTCTACCTTTAATTCAGTTGTAGTTATTGATTGACCTAATAATGGTTTGACTGCAAATTGACTATCTAAGGTTTCAACGGCTTTCTTTTCTCTTTCGTCTGCCCATTGTTTTAATACTTCACTTATTGTTGCGGTTATTTCTGCACTCATTTTATATCCGTTTTAAATATGTCAACATCTTTTAAATACGCCATGTGATTAAGAAATTCAAAGATAGGTGTCTTAAATATTTCATTCCTTTTTTCAAACCCTACCATTTTAATAATTACATCGTACCAACCCCACTTTAAGCTAAACCAAGTACTAACTCCCCCTCCTGAAAATAGCTTGGCATATCGTGATGAAATTTCAGCATAACAGCGCAAAAAAAAACTGCTATCGGATATGCAACCTCAATACTTAAATCGTTTTGAAATTCATTAGCTCTATCCATTATATCTCTTTCATCGGTGCATAAGGTTGCTAATATCAAATGTACATTCTCAATTATCTTATCAGGGTCTTGTGTTAAAGTTCCCATGCTTACCCATTGCTCAACATTCCAATGATGTACTTGCTGAGTAACTTTATAAACCTTACCATTCAATTCAAACTCTTTAACCCACTCATTGTCTTTCATTTCAGCATCGATTAAGAATTGATACTTAGCTAACCTTTTATCAAAGTCTTTTACTAACCATTGACTTGATAAGGTCTTGGGCACTCCCTCAAATATGTCGAGTATAGCCATGCCTACTTCATAAGCGTTACCATCAAAGTGTTTAAAGGCTGATTGTAGTTTCTGAAATTGTAGTATTGTTACGTCTTTAAATGTCATCTATTATAAAACAAATTTAATTAATGTTTATTGTTACCTTAAATGATACTTACCATAGTTAGGGGATACTATCACATGACTAAGGATATATCTAATCGCATCAACTCCATGATTTAAAAAGTCAATCGGTTCATTCAATGCCACTCCGTTCCGGTCAGTTTTCCAAACATAACCCCTAAACTCTTTGATTAAGTTAGTTGACCTTTTAGTAATATGTATTCTATCAAGTGCTTGTATCTTTTGTATTCCATTTATTATTGAGTCCTTACCCTTTACGCATGGTGTTGCGTTTATTCCGTATGACCTTAAATCTGCTATTGATTTAGGTTCGGCTGAGTCACATACCACTAAACCACCATAAGGCTTTAAAATGTCTGCAATAGCTTTATTGCTTAATTCTTTTTGATAGGCTATTTCATCAAGTATAAACTCATTGTTCCATTTATAAACCATTACTATTGCAGTAGGGTCATTACTATAACCAAAGTCTAATCCAATACCTATGTACTTAGCCTCTTGAGGAACATTGTCTATTTGATGCCAATTAGTGAATATAGTGCCTTGTACTTGTCCTAACTGACCTAATCCATACACTTGATACCAATTACGCCAATAGTCCGAAGTATCTCCTTTTACTTTCGCTTTCTCAATCTCTTTAATAATAGCTTGGTCTAATGCCTCATTGTCCTGATAGGTTATAATAATAAAGTCCGTATCTACTTCGCCTTTCAATTCAGTGTGCGCCCAAAATTCAGAACTTGGGTTATAATCTAACCATATCTCTTTATTAGTTCTTATGCTTAATTGGTGGTAAGTTTCAAACTGAATATTGTTGCACTCATTGATGTAAAGTATATCTCTTCTTGCACCTCGTATCTTTGTTTCTTGGTCAGCACTAAAGAACTCAATGTAAGAACCATTTGCAAAGGTGTAAGTTAATAATGTTTTATTCCAATGTGCCTCATTAAATCTATTAGTCCATACCATCAACTTTAAAAAGTCTTTCATTGCACCCCTACGCAAGTGAGGGATTGTTTCACTAACTACACTTATCTCTAATTTATCTTTTTTAGTTGCCCTATCAATTAATATCGCAAGTATTCCGTATGTCTTTCCTGCACTACTTGAACCCTGTACTATCTTAGTACGGGATTTTAATCGTCTTAATTTCTTTATTGCTGAGGTATGCTTAAACACTACTCTTCTGTTTCGGGGAATAAAGGTTGTTCTACAATAGTTGTTTCTACCTTGTCAGTTAGATTGTTTAACCTTTGAGTTATGCTTGGATTGTAGAACCCTAACAACCCCCCTGTTATTTGGTTTTCTCTTATCTCTTCTTTAATCGCATGACAGATAGTGGTAAAGTCATTATATAACCCCTCTCTATTTAAAAAGTATTCACTCACATCTCCGTAATGTTGTCTGCAATATCTTTTAAATCCCTCCAATGTATAAGGCACTTTCTGAGGGTCTGCTACTCTCTCTCCGTCCTTACCTACATATTGAACTTTAAGCCATTGTTTAGCCTCTTCTTTTAGGCTTTCTTTGTATTGCTCAAATGCTTGTTCTAACTCTTCGGGTGTTTTAAATATTCTTGTTGGGTGCATGACTAACTTTTAATTATTATTTGAATACCTTTGTCTTGTTCTTGTTCTACTATTATACAATGATGTTCATTATACTTATCTTTCTTTACATTTACTTCTAATTCAGTTAGGTCTATGTAGATTAGTCTTTCCTTACCTTTAGATAATAGTATTGAATATAGTTTATCCATTAGTTTAATTCAAATCTTAGTTTATTGTTTTCAATCCTTGTTAATAGTTCCTCATTACTTATTGACTTCATTATTCTATCAATAGTAGCATCGTCATTGTTTACCCACATTGTTTTATTTTCTGTTTCAGTTAAGGTGTATAATCTTGGGTGTGTTAATGTCGGTGGCTTACCTACTTCACTCAATCCCCAACCTATAACTATATCCCCCTTTTTATAATATGAAGTCATTACTGCCATTGTAGAAAAGTCCTCAGGGTTGCCTTTGCGTGGCATCAATTCATAACCTTGCGTTTTAATGTATTCGGTAAATGTATTACTTTTTTCCATCCGTATTTATCTAATTGTTCGGTTAATCAGAATGGCAGGTCATTATCATTTGTCAAGTTTTCGCTATCGTTTACTTGACTTCTTGAGTCCGTTGGTTTAACATAGGTAGCAATCTCAAGATAGTGTGTTGGCTTACCCTCTACTATTGTCTGTTTCTTTTTAAGGTTGCAGTTTACCCACTCTTTTCCCTCCATTGCTTTGTTCAATGCTTGTAGGTCTGATTTTGAAAAACTAATTTTCAGCATCTTGCCAAACTTAGTTTCGATTGTCTTAGCGTTTCCGCAGTAAATTTTTTCGCTCATTATTTTGTTGTTTTTATATTTTGATGTGGTTCGTTATCCGTAACCTGTTTGGGTTTCTCTTTGGGTTTATCTTTGCTTATTTCAATGTTAATGTAAAACATCACTTCATAGTAAGTTCTTTTTTAGTTAGGGCAAAGTAAAGGTTTTGCAATTCGTGGACAAAATTAATCTCTACACTTTCGCCACACTCATCACAATCTGAAATATAAAAGCTACCACGAAAATATGAATAACCATCTAATCTATATTCATCATTGCCATAGTTATCACTTTTCTCAAATCCCATCCTTAATAACCATTCTTCTGTTAGTGGTATTGGTTTGCACCATAATTGACCTTGTGGTGCTTTTTCTAATTCACTTATTATGTCACCATTAACTTGATGGATGTAAGTAAATTGATTATAATAATTTCCTATTCTTAATTCGTTTGCTTTCATAGTTGCAAATATACTATTTAATTTTTATTTAACAAAGTATTAATTATCTGACATCTTAAATCGTAACTCTTTTGCATCGTGTAGTTTTTCGCATAGTCTTGCAACCCTAAAGCGTATTCGTTTCTTTGGTGTTCACTTCTAATTAATAACTCAATAGCCTTACGCCATTCTTTCGCACCATTAACTCTGATGCCCTGATAATGTTTAACATCGCTATAAGTTCCTCCGTTGGTTATAATTGGAATTGCTGAGGCTGCACTCTCTAATAGTTTAAGATTAGATTTGCATGAGGTGTATAGGTCATCATAACTCGGTAGCAATGCGAAGTCAATTAAAGCATACATATCCATGTAGTCATCAACACTTACCGCCTCAAGTACTTTTACTTGATGTTGCCAATTCCCTGACCATATTCTTTGTAAATGTTCCCAATACTCAGGTACATAACCACTCGCCCCTCCTAATACTCTACTTGCTTTATTCT